CAGTGGCCGGAACCAGTGGCCGGAACCAGTGGCCGGAACCAGTGGCCGGAACCAGTGGCCGGAACCAGTGGCCGGAACCAGTGGCCGGAACCGATCGCCGGAACCGATCGCCGGAACCGATCGCCGGAACCATTGCAAAACAGCATGGCCCCGCTATTCATAGCCAAGAAACCCAGGGCAAAGTTAGCTGTATCTAACCGCCCTGGATCAAACCACCCAGCCCGAAGAGGCCTCCACCGTCAGCGCACCAAAAAGCGCCCCTGCGCGGCTGCGCGGGAGCGCCTGGGTGCGGGTCGAAAGTCGAAAGTCGGTCAGAGTCGGACGAGAGTCGGTCAGGGAGTCGGTCAGAGTCGGAGAGTCGGACGGCCTGAGAGTCGGAGAGTCGGTCAGCTCCGAGAGTCGGTCACTCGTCAGAGTCGGACGCAGGAAGTCCGAGTCGCTCACGAATCTCCTGCTGGCTGTACTCAGAGTCTCCAGAGTTGGGCGTGATCACGTAGTCGGTGCGGTCCATATAACCAAAATTATTCTTGCCCAGGAAGATGCCAACAACCGGGTTTATGGCCCCATTTTGCATATTATTTTCCCACATTTGCTCCATGAGAGCATGAGCAGTTTTAACCTCGTCAACAACTGCCGGAGGTAACCGACTAATGATTCCACCGATTTGAGCGGCATTTCCTGTGCGGATTGCCCAAAGCTCCATGCGATTCATGCCGTTCAATGCCATAGCCAAACCCGACACCGTGGGTTTGTTCTGATACCTCGCCTCAATCTCGAAGTACTCCAGAATCCTCGCCCTAACTGCCAGCGGATCCATCAAGTCAATCTTCGGAAGCATAGCCACTTCCAGGCTTTTACGGATGAGGAGAGTCGTAGGGTGGTCACTGGTGGCAACTTCCCTACCGAACTGCTGCATGACATTATGCCTGTAAACCTCATCAGGCAGTCTCCTCGCCATCTCTTCGGGAGAGACTCCTTTACATGATGCAACAGTCTCCTCTTCGCGCACGACAGTCTCCTTGTCCACAGCAGTCTCCTCCGTCTGAGAGTCGGTCTCCTTTTCGGCAGCAGCCCGTTTCCGTCTCATTTGCCAATTTCTTCGCATAGAGTCGGATCGAGTCGGGCTGTATGTACTTTTTCTTTTCGGCACAGAGTCGGATTTTTCCGAGTCGGATATTTCCGTAGGCTGAATACCATCCACAAAAATCTCGCCTGGTTTTTTCCGTCTAGACACAAAGCATCAATCCTTTCTTTGATAACGTGTTTTCCTGATAATCATCAAGAAAATCATAGAAATATATGAAAAATCTATTGAGCTTGAGGGAATTAAGGGAAGCCAAACACGTTTTTCCCTATAAACTCCCTATATAGAGGCCCCTATATAGAGAGTTTACCCCAAAATTGCGTACTGGCTTCCCTCTCTTCCCTTCAAACCCGGTTTGGCGTTATCACAAATTTGTGATATTACCACCCCTCACGTTACAGAATCTGCTTGAGCTGCAAGCCTTTGAAATAGTCGTAACCATCTATTCTTACCCTACCCTGAGTCCATTCGAGATGGCGTTCGACTTCTGCAAAAAACTTGTCGCGCCTCATGGCCTTTACAAATTCTGTAGAACACCACTGCCTGTACTTTGAAAACAAGTCTGTTGTTCTGATTCTGACACTATCACCACCATGCTCACAGCAAGCCTCAAGAAACTGAAGGACGAGATCATTATCCCGTTCATACTGCCTGATCACGCGCCGCATCTTGTCTGGCATCGTGAGACCTCTCTCCAGATACCTGATGTAGCCCCGGATCAACCACATGAAGATGCCTTTCCTGGCTGCATCAGTCTCAAAAGTCTCTGCAAGGCTCTTGTCCTGTTCCTGCTGTGAGAAGTGGCGCGAGAATTCGATGACTCTCACACGTTCTGATGCAAACAAGGATTTATCCGTAACAGCCGGAAGGTCGTTGCAGGATAACCAGAGCGTGAATTGAGGAACCCATGACACCGCAGCTTGGTAAAGCGCCCTACTGCTTATTTCCTCACCGCCTGTGAACTGCTTGATCTTCTCTTCATCCAGCTTGCCGTACTCATTCGACTCTGCCATGGTGACAAAGCGTTTGCCCTTGAGTCCTGACAGGAAGGGAGTCGCTCCTTCAGCCCCGCCGCCCCCGTTTCCACCTCTGTCTTTGCAGATAAGGCCAACTGGTGCTACAGAGGCATAGCTGCCCATCATACGTTCGATAGTACCGAGCAGAGTCGATTTCCCATTGCGAGTCGTTTTGCCCCAGAGAATGAACATACAGGCCTCAGGGTTTTTGCCTAGCAGCGAGTAGCCCAGCGCACGTTGGAGATAATCAGCTTTATCTTTATCCCCACTGCACACTTCCAGGATAAACTGCTCCCAGCGCTCACATTTTACGCTCCTGTCTACAGTGTGCCGGAAGTTGGTCTGCATGGTGAGAAAGTCGGATGCCTTATGCTCGTAAAACTCGAAAGTCCGAAGATTGTACGTACCATTGACGCAGTTGATGAGATATGGATCAGCATCAAACTGTGCCGCCTCAATCCGCATTTCACCACAGGCATCTTTCAGGATCCGCGCTCTCATACGCTGATCGCCCATTTTATTGATGAAGGTGGTATAGACTTTACGCCTGTCATCATCCTCAATCTCTCCGCAGTAGAGGATCATGAGCCGGACAAAGTCCTTTAGTTTCTCGCCTACAAGAATGCCGCCCTCATCACGCCGCCAAGCTCCGTCATGGTAGGTATACCAGGACTTGTGTTCCGAGCAGTACCGGGCCTCATTGCGATACAACTCTGCGAATAAACAGGCCATGCCGTAATCATTCCACTCATAGCCGGACGAGTTGGGGTCACGTTCATCGGGCTTCATCCCTTTGATAGTGAACATCTTTTCGGAGATGTCCTCATCCAGGATCACCCTGCCGTCACGGAGCCGGAATAGTTCTTCCATCCCTTACGCCTCCTGATTCCTCATTTTATTCGTCATGCTTCCACCATCCCAAGCTGCACTTGCATTGCGTGGATCAGGCACATCCTGTCCCATTTCTTTTCGACCGCACCCAGCTTGTCCAGCAGCTCACACTTATCAATAGGCATGATCTGCTCACAAAGGGCATAAGAGGGAACCTCCAGACCCTGGTCTTTGAGGAACACGTGAGTCGGGAGCTGGGTTTTGCCGAGGCGGGATGTGAGCGGGACTACCAGCACCACCTCGCTGTGTTCGTTGTTGAGGTTATTTGAGACAATCACGACAGGCCGTTTGCCCCAGACCACAGAAGTCATACCCAAGCGCCTGGGAAGGTCAGCCATCCAGATTTCAAACTGTTTCATGTTATTCGTCATCCCTCCGTCCTGATACCAGAGCAATCAGCAGTACGCCAGCAAATACACAAGCCGGGATAATCCAAGCGAGATGCCATGCAGATATCATCAGCACTTCTCCTTTCCTTTGCCCGTCCAGCCCTCAAGACCTTCTTCCTGCATATGAGCCGCCATCATGTCTGCCGTGTGAGTCCACAGCACATTGGGCCACATATGGATTGCACGGGTGTAGTCGGCCCATTCTTCCTTATCCACAAAGGCTCCCATGTGGTACGTGATACAGGCAACCTCTTCCTCAGTGAGAGTCAGCAGCGTCCCGGCAAGCATTGCGCTCTTTACGCCATGGCCCTTCAGCAGGGTGTCCTTGCGGTACTGCCAATGCCCGTCCGCGTCCCGCTCATACTGGTCACATTTGCAGAGGTCGTGGAACATCCCGATGATCTGAGGGCTTTCCTCTCTCTGCCATACGAGACCCATTCGCTCTGTCAGGTCTACGAGATTATCCATAACCCTGACGCTGTGCTGATACAAGCCGCCCTCATAGGCTCCGTGGTATTTAGTCGATGCTGGGGCTGTGAAGAAGCCCATCTTATCCAACCGCTCCCTGTACTGACTGAAGTCAATCATATTCATTCTCCTTTTTTCAGCGATCCAACCGCCGTTTTGCCACTCGATTTTGCGTCCCAGAGTCGAGGATGAGTATTAACCCATCCCCGCTCTGAAAACGCGAAATTGAGTCCGATTTCCTGAGATAATCCCAGAGTCACTCACCAATGCAGCGCTTCAGCCCATCGACCGCAGCTCTCATATAGGCCAGCCTCTGCTCCAGGTGTTTGATGGTCTTAGTGATGTCCTCAGTTTCCTCAGACCAGTAGAAGCCCTGCTCATCCGAACAGATTGGATATCCCTTAGATCGGGCAAGGCCGATGCAAGCCTGGATGTGGCCCGGATTGTCACCGAAATGGTCGGCGATTGCTTCAGCGGTGGCGTGTCCGTGGATGTGCTTCATGTACTCAATGATCTGCTTCATCATGCTTTTTTCGTCTTCCTTTCAATTTCGGCAGTTTTAACCGCAAGCGTCAGGACAGCGCACTGCTGTCTGTCGGAGTCGTACCAAGCGCATTTATTCTCACAGCAATCCATTTCGCCGTCCAGAGGACACAGTTTACTTTCCGTCATCTTCATCAGCCTCCAGCATATCAATTGCATGGGTGTACAGCTCGATCTTGTCTCTCGCCGTCTGGAGCATGAAATCATCCTTCCAAGCCATAGCATTCTGGCGATCCACTTCTGCGTTAGCCAACAGGCGTTTCAGGCCACGGATCAGCTCAATGTTTGTCATCATAAGTCCACCCCTCGTATGCATTCAGACACTCTGAGCAGCCAACGGGATCCTCACCGCCGCCGCGCAGATTTACGGTGTAGATGTAGTCAGGGCATTCCGCGCCGCAGACGGGACAGTACCACATATCCTCATCACCGCCCACGCCGTTCTGTTCCGCGTCTCTGATCCAGGGAGCGTCAGGAATATCAGGTACTTGCATCGTTTTCGACCTCCTTCTCTGTTTTGATTTTCGGCAACGCCTCGCCGGATGTGCAGATGGGTTCAAATGCAGCCACGCTCCATGTTGCATTGGGATGTTCCGCATTGTGGATCGCGTGTCGGATAACCTGATGGATGTCGTAGAGCCTGTGCCATTCCTGATCCTTAGTCCAGTAAGCTGGGTTCATGACTTTGAATGCTGGCATCAGGAGGTGCTTGGCTTCCTGGCATCTGTCTCCGAAGTTTTCTGTGTTGATGTCCATCAGGATAAACGGCAGCTCTTCGTACTGTCCCAATTTCAATCTCAGGAGCAGTTCTACGGCTTTGTCAATCACCTTGGCTTGTTCGCCGGTGAGGGTCAGTGTGTATTGTGTCTTCATTCTCGTTCTCACTCCGTGTTTTGCGAGTCTATTTTGCGTTCCAGACCTCTGGTCGATATAATACTCATCCTCGACTCCAGAGGCCCCCAAATCGATGCGAATTTCCTTAGAAAATGTTGATGCCCTCTTTATTGACGAGGACGATCTCCACATCCAGCTTGTCGCAAACCCTAAGGAAAGTCTTGAGTGTGGTGGATCCTCTCAACACCGCTGCGCTCCAGATGTCATGACCACCGCACTGGTAAGAGAGATCATTTCTAGTGAGTCCCTGCCGGATCCGCTCTTTGTCCAGTGCATTGATGAGAGTGTCCTGTCTCACAGCGCATCCTCCTCCACGTACTCCCTGACCCAAGCCACAGCGTTCCAGTTGACCAGCACTCTGCCGTCTCCAACCAGTTCCGGGGTGTGTACCACCTGATTTGAGAAGTCGAAGAAGTGGTCACCACAGCGGAAAGCGGTTTTGTCGGCAGGGAGAATCGCCGTGTTGCAGTTCTGGAAGTAGACTTTAATTTTCTTCATTCTGACCCTCCTTACAGAGCAGCCCCACACGGATGTGGATGGTAGTCCAGCCAGTGCAGAGGGCCACCTCAATGGCCTCTTGCAGCTTCGCGGCATCTTCCTGTTTAGTCATGCGTTTCCTCCTCCGGGCATTTCCACCAGATATTCCTACCGCAGATTGGACAGTACTTGTAATCACGTTCAAGTGGGTGATGACAGAAGCCGCAGAGTCCATCTTCCGGCTTTACGATCCATGTGTCCGTTGCATCGTCCATGAGGTTGAGTAGTTTCGCCTTGAATTCACGCCCTTCTTTAGTTCTGGGATCCCAGTCCAAGACCGCCTCGCTAAGTTCAAGTATGTCACACGACCAAGGCAATTCCGGCAAGGAGTAAAGCGGGTAGGCAACCAAGCAGGGTTTTTGTTTCTTCATTTTGAGGCCATCCATAAATGTTTTCAGTGTAGTCATTTCACAACCGCCTTTCTCACTTTAAGTTTGCCACACCTCTTACAGCGCACACCGTACCATCCACCAGCTTCAGGGGTGTCTTTGATGTACAGATGCCCGTACACAGCACCGCAACGGAGGTGCTTATAGGGTCGGACCAGCCATCCGTCCTTTTCCTTCCACTCTACCTCCATTTCGCTTTCGCCAACCGCAACGCCGATTATAAACGCAACGAGCAACAGGAAGATAACAGCTATGACTTTTAATACGGTTATCATTCGTCATCCATTTCCTTTCCACAAAACGGGCAGTAGAGATAGTCGCACCATTTGGAGAAGTTGTCGAGATGCACATCACTCCTACACACAGAGCAACGGAAGCAGTTTGTGTAGCCCCTTCCGTCAGCATTGATGGGAATCCAGACACCCCACAACGGCTTGGTATCAGTCATCGTCTTTGGCCTCCATCTTTTCTGGAACACCCCAGATGCGCATCAACTCCATGATTTCAACCGCAAGTTCGATCACGTAGCTCCATGTGCAATAGGACAGGCTCCTGGTCTCATCCGTGATGATATCGAGCCTTTTGTCCACAGCCGCCAGCAGACCATCCTTGGCAAGCTCACGCCGGAGATCATCCAGGCGTTCTTCTTTTGTGTACGTTCTGAGAATCATTCATTTACCTCACTCTCTGTCGTCCCAGCCCTTTATTACGCAAATTATGTTTTGTAACATATCCAACGCACCTTCTGTATACGCTGCTCCTTTAACGATTTCAGTGTCCGATGTGTTGAAAACACAGGGGACATTTTCTTCCCAAAGATCTAGATAGGTGTCATAGAGCTTGCATATCAAGGCTTTTTTCGTTTCTTCACTCATCCCATTTCACCTCTTTCCCGCACCATGGACAGTAGTTCGGTTTGCCAAATGGTATCGCGATCCCACAACCTCCGCACATTAGCAGATTCGTGCCGACTTCCGGGTGAATCCACCTTGGCCTTACAGGCTCTTGCTCCCGAAGCAGGATGAGAGCATCACGGGTACTGTTTAGCTGACAATGGTCTGTACCTCTCCGATCATTTCCATACGGGCAATTACAACAGCCATCGACTGATGTGCAACATTCCAACGCCTTGATAACCTTTTCCCGGTCAGTCATCATCCATCACCTCGCCGATCGCAACGAAGATAAGCAACACCACCAGCAGCACGGCGATACCGACATAGACCTCATTCATTCTTTCACCTTACCTCTGATCCGAGAGTACATACCATAATAGCGCTATGAATGATGCGACACCTTCCAATATTAAGAGGATTCCTATGAGCGTTTCAAACATCCCCGTTCACCTCCTCGTATCTGTTGCCTGTGTACTTACGGCAGGTTTTGCAAACGCCGATCGGCTCATCGTCCTGCGTGCATCCGGCATATCCAAGACACCCAAGGCTGTCGTGCTCAGCGTGTTCGCAGTCAGGTTTTTCATGCTTTTTCAGCAGAGCGATAGCTTGCCATAGAACATGGGCACAGCCCATACAGTTGAAGTCCTCGTCATACGGGCAGTCATCACAGACCCTCTTGCCTTCCATCTTGCCAATACAACACTTTAAGCCCTGAATAACCTTCTCCCGGTCAGTCATCACCGTTCGCCTCCTTCGCCGGTTCAGGCATCGGCATCCAGTGCGTTACACACTCATTTTTAAGCTTTGCCGATCCATGCCACCAGTCACCGAAACGGCTGAGATACGCTTCCATCGTCTGCGGTGGCGCACCTGGAGGATTGAGCGTAATTAAGTATACCTCGCCGGTTTTCGGCGATCTGTCCTTGACGCTTATCCAGTTTGTCACAATCTGGGTATCGTCAAGCCAGCCGCATATATCCCGTGCAGAGTACATCTGGCTGTCGCACTTCCACTTCGCAATACGCTTGCAATCCCGGCATTCTTCGGCAAATCCAAATTCGTGCCGGGATGCATCAACATCAATCAGTCTTGCCACCGAATTTCACCTTCCTTCCGCACCACGGGCAGTAATTTAGGATGGTGCGATTTTCAATCGTTCCATCGCATTTTTCGCAATGGAGAAGCAAATCCACATAGACACCCGGCCTTGAATAGCGATGCACGAAGCACGTTTCTTGCGGCTCCACAGTTGGTGCTTCTGCGACCATTGCCGCTGCCGCACACAGCCCAGCCTGATACGCGCTCTCGCCCTCCCATTCTCTGCACTCAGCTTCAAGCTTTGCTGACAGCGCATCAGCATCAATCATTCTCATCTTGCGCATACCTCCAATCGTCAGGGTCACGCCCTTCCATATATCGTCCACAAGTTGGGCAGTAGTTCATGTTCAAAGCGCGTCCCCACTGCGCACCACAGGCAGAGCATTTGTAGTGATGGAGCCTATCGAGAATCCATCTTGCGCGTTCCTGCTCCCGGAGAAGAGCAATGGCCATATTCACAGACTCCTGATGCTCCCGGTATATATCGGCATCGCCTTGCCATCCGATCGCACGTAGACTTTTGAAATAGTGTGAGACTCTCCCAAGCCTTTCGATAACCTCTTCCCGGTCGATCATTTCACATCATCCATCCTCGCTTACCTCCTCCGGCTTTCTGAAAACAACTCTCATCGTTTTCGGCTCTGTCGGATAGCTGTTCTTCTTCCGGCAGATGTGTTCCAAGCTGGCCTCATACCCCTCGCCGCACTTCTTGCACAGGCAGAGCGTTGCCTGTATGCCGAGATTCTGCGGGAGCCACAGGCGATTGTCACGCTTCGGCATCCCACTTCACCTCTCTTCCGCAGTTTGGGCAGTAGGCATAGCCGATATACATTCCAGGGTAGCCGCAGGAACCGCAAACCCAGCCGATGTCCCCGTAGTGCTTTGGTGGTACGGCTGGCAGCGGAGGCGCGTTATCGACCGCCATGACACAGGCTTCATTCATGTTTTCGGGAGAGACTTCATACTGGAGCTTGATCAGCACTTCCCGGAGAGAGTCAGCATCTACCAGGCGCATTACTTATCACCCCTATTTTTCCATAGTGCGTATAAGATACAACACAGCCAGATGAATGCCCCAATTCCTCCGACAATCAGAACGGCGATCTCCAGATTGTATCGCCACGCGGCATACCTCTCAATCATTCCACAGCACCTTCCTCCCACAGTGGCTGCAAAAGTTGTCATTAGGCCGTATTTCCATTCTGCAATCGCCGCAGTGATACTTGATATATGAGGGTTGACCGATAGTAGTTATCTCCCTTCTGGGCCATAGAGGATTTAGCTGTTTGTCAACCTGGGTTCTAATCTCCAGAGCTGCTTCTATCGGGATTTTCACAAGCGTGGATTTTGTCATGATGGCATAATTTATAGCACCGTCCAGCCTTTCAAAAGCAGGGCTTTTTTCAATCATCCCACAGCACCTTCCTTCCGCATCCGTGGCAGTATTTGTATGCGTCTATATCGCCTGTCATGACATTCTGTCCGCACTTCTCGCATTCGTAGATACGGGCCGGAGAAATCTGCCGGAATCGTGTGAATCCGTTGTTCCTCTTGGTTCCAGCGTACAGATGGTATTCCAGGGTGTGGACGAGCAACCTGACAGAGGGCCATTCCTGTACGCCCTCACCCTCAAGAATCTCTATCGCTTGTCGTGTTGTTACGGTCAAGGTCTTTCACCACCGTTCTTATCGTTTCGCAGATGTAGATCGTACACATCACGCTCACTATGGCTATCACAATCATGATCGCGCTGGTGTCGCTCATCGGCAGTCACCTTCTTCCCCTTTTTGCAGCATTCTTGCGAGCTCCAGAACCACA